TCCACTGACTGTCGACCGCCCAGGACGGCCTAGCCGGCGTCTGGTTCTGTTGGGGGGATTGGCCCGATGCCGCGGCGCCGGGCGCCGGGTTGCCGGCGCTGCTGGTTTGGCCTGGGGAATTGGAAGATGACGGGGCGCTCGCCTGCTGCGAGCTTGCGCCGCTGTTCGTCGTTTGCTCGGTCACCAATCGGCTCCGCCATCACCTCGGCCATGACGGCCATCAGTTCGGCGGCCAATTTCCTGCGTCCTAAATTCTCTCGCAACGCACCGGAAATGTCGGTGCCCGCGGCGGCGGTCGGAAACCCCAACAACACTTTTTGCAACAGCACATAAAACAGCTCGCCGTCGCCCGGTTTGGCGGCGTCGCGGGCGAAGCGTTGCAAGGCTTCGTGACAGAGTTTTTCGTCGATCATCTTTTTTTACGGCAGCCCCGCCGCCTGCTGCGGATTGGCTTGCGGGCCGAGCCGCGGCGACAGCAATTGCTTGATTTGCTGCACGGCGCCGGCGACCTGTTTCTCGTCGCGGAATTTGAGCATCTCGACCCGCATTTTTTTGAGAAACTCTTGCATGGTCTGCTTGCCGTCGATATAGGCCTTGAACTCCTCGGGGAAGGCCTGGCCGAGGATCTGGATGGCGCGCACCGCGGTGGCGATCTCCTGTTGCTCGGCGGCGCGCTGCGCCGGGTTGAGTGGCGCCAGCCGCACGTTGTGGCCGTCGACCCGCAGCGGCTTGATGGCGCCGCGCTTTTCCAAAAGATATTTGTAGCGCAAGAAAATCTGCCGCACGCCTTCTTGCCAGAACACCAGGCCGGGGGTGCCGATGCGGCGTTGCGCCCGGGCGAGCTCGTCCATCCACTGCCCGAGCGTCGGCGGGGTGTCGCCGCGCTGTTCGGGATAGTCGACGTAAAACAGTTTGCGCAAGCGGCGGATCTTGTCATCGACCGCGTACATGGCATCGGTTGCCGGGTGCGGCGTGTAAATCGGCTTGATCGCGTTTTCCGAGCCGACCCGCACCGGATAGCCCATGCCGGGTTCGAGCCCTTGCTCGATGGCGGCAAAGCTGTCGTCAGGAAACGCGTAAGGTGGGGTGAGGTTTAATTCGATGTGTTGGATCTTCTGCGCCTCAAGCTCGTCGATCTGGCGGATTTCCGGCAAGCTCTGGATCAAGGGGCCGAGCGCAAACGCCCAATCGGCGGTGGCGTAAAACCGCATCGGCAATAGCGGGCATGAGCCCTCGCCGCGCAGCGTCGCCGAATGCACGACGCGGTTTTTGTACATGGTGACGTGCTTCCACACGATGTCGCCGGCCTCATCGTCCCACAGCCGCCAGTAGCCCCAGCGGATTTCGGTCTTGTGGTGCGGCGCGCCGTTGATGTGATCTTCGATGTCGCGCGGCAAGCTGATGCCGCGCAACAGCGATTTGACGTAGCGGTTTTTGGTGTAGCGGATGATGAAGCGATCATCGATGGTGCCATCGGGGCCGAGATTGATCTCCAATTCGCGTAACGGAACGGCCTGGGTATTGATGGCGTCGGTGGTCGGCTTGGGATCGTTGATGAACATCGCACAGGTGCCGCAGGCGAGATCCGGGTAGGCGGCCTTGGCAAACTCGGCATAAAAGTTCGACGCGGTGATCGCTTCAAAAATCGTTTTGTCGTCGTCGCGGACCTGGCCCTCGATCTGGTCCCATTGCGCCTTGGTCAGGTTCGGGCCCTTCTCGCGGGCGCACCATTGCTCGGCTTGAGGCAGAAAGGTGTTGGTGATCTCGGTGCAGAAATCGCCGACGACCTCAAAGCCGACATTGGTCTGCAGATAGCCGTCGTCGTGAAACGGTATCGTCGGCGGCTGGCTTTGCGAATTGATGATGCGCACCCGCAGCGGAGCGGTGAAGAAATAGGCCTCGCGCATGTCGAGCTCGAACGGCACCTTCTGCACGCGGCATTCGCGAAGCCGATCGTTGGCCTCCTCGTCGAGCTCGTGCGGGACGGCGCTTTGTTCGGCGGGCTCGGCCATTTTACGCCACCTTGACGGTGGTACCGCCAGTCGGCGCGCCCATGTTCAAGGCGAGCTTGCCATAGGCCGCCATCAGCGAGCCCATGTCGCCGCGGGCCTGGGTCTGCAGGCCGGCAACCAACTCGTTTTGCGCCTGTTTCTCCGCTTGCTGGGTCAGCGGATCAAGCGGCGGCGGCGGCGGCGGGGATGGTGCGTCCATTGTCGGCGAGGAGCTCTCCTCCTTGCCGTAAGCAATCGCGGAAAAGCGTGTCAGGCCGCAACGCACCGGAAGGCAGGCCGAGCAAATGCGCCACCGCCGGCGCGCACCAGCCGAAGATCGGCGGGGCGCCAGCGCGATCGCGCGCCTTTATCCTGAGCACGTCGGCCTGGTGTGCAAATTCGCCAATCAGAGTTCTCGCCGCGTCGCCGCGGGCGACCCGAATTGTGGTGCGAGAAAATGCCGGATCGAAGAATATCCACGTGCTGATTTCCGCCACACAGCCGAAGGCGCGCACGTGCTTGTAGGTGCCGATCGGCAGCCAGGCCGCGGTCACGGACTTGCGGCTAAAGCAAAGCTGCCAATGGGTCGGCTCGCCGGCGCCGGGGTCGAAGATGATCACGGTTTAACGTATTTGCGCAGGCTATCTTCGTCAAAGACTTGGCCCATGAGCTTGCGGCCGGCTTTCTTGCCGGCTTTTGCTAATCCACCGCCAAACTTTGCGACATAGTTGCCGTCGCAAAACCGAAGCCGCTTGCCATTCGGCATTTCCATGTTCAGCATCAGGAATTGCTCGCGGATTGAATTGACAGTTAAATCTATTTTTTCTGCGGTCTCTTTACGCTGTGCCTCCCGCACTTCGGGATCGGCCTTCTTCTCGGCACGTTCCTTATTGCTACGCCAGGCTTCTTGACAAAGCGCAATCAACCAATCGGCTGCACTCATGCCAACATCCTCATCGGATTGCATGCGCTCGTAGAGAATACGAGCGAGCCGGTCATGTGATGCGTCAGGGTATTCTAGTCGTAGATCGTAGATTATTGCTCGAACATTCACCTTGCTCCAGCCCTGCCGACTAGATCCTTGTTGGCCGCGATGTGGCTCGCTTTGTTCTGTAAACACGGTTTGCTCCTTCTGTTAGAACTTAATTCCAAGCTTCTTGACTACGGTCACCGCTGTTGCTTTGTCAAAATCGCCCGCCCCAATTTCACGTAAGAAACGGACCGCCGCGATGCTTTGCACATACCATCGAGAAAATTCGGCCGCTCTTTTTGCGCGATACCAAGCGTCCTCCCTGTATCGGCGAGCCTTCCACTTCTGCTTCTGTAACCTCCGCTTCGCGCGATAATGCGGATCGTCACGCGTGCGCCGGCGCCAATTTCGCAACCATCTATTTTGATATTGGCGTTGTTGTTCTCGACGAACCGGATCAAGCCTTATACGCCGCTGATTTTCGTTTGATCGCTTGCGAAATATTTCGGGGTTTTTCCAGTAGCGGTCCACCTGATAAGCATTCCGAGAACCGCGGTTTTGTTGTTCCCATTTTTGTTGCGAAATGCGGTAACATTCAAGACAGGTTCCGTGTGGCGGGTCCGCAATGCGCTCACAAACGTGACCATACTTGCAAGGTCGCTCGGTAAAAAACCGCTTCAATCCGAGCCGCTTTGCTTCTTCGGCCAATTCCTTAATCTCGGGCGGCCCCCAAAACCAAAGTGGCGTTTTATGTGGAAATGGCCGACCTCTCATCGGGCCATTATGTACGTCATGCGTACCGGGTCAAGAGGCGATCCTCCTCCCCACCCCGCGGTGGCCTTTCCAGACCTTGACCGGCATCGCCGTGACGGTGCCCATCGTCACCGCTTTGCCCTCGCCGCCGCCGAGCAGCATGTTCTCGCCGGCCTCGCAGATGTGGCTGTATTGGTTTTTCTCCGGGGTGTCGGCATAGCGTTCGCCGGAGACCCGGATCCGCCGCATGAAATATCCGCCGGCCATGCCGGTGATGTAGGTGACGCAGCGCGGATCGACCAGCAATGAGCTCGGCCGCCCGGTCAAGCTACGGCGCAGCATCACCGCATTGACCGCCTCGTGGCGCACCGACAATTGGTTTTGCGGGTTCGGCGCCGGCCGCACCACCAGGCCATGCTCGCGGAAAATATCGAACGGCGTCTTGTCGGTGGCCTGGCCTTTCTGGGCGCCGGCGGGATCGCCCCACAGCACGTAATTGGCACCGGGATAATAGCTTTGCAGAAACGATTTCAGCGCCGGGGCAAACTCGACTGCCGAGACATCGCGGCCGATAAATTCGCGCTGGATGAACCAATCGCCGCGCAGGCATTGGCCGATCAACGCCGCCGGCTGGCGGCCGAAATCGAGCCCGACAATCACCGGGGTATGCTCGATCGGGGAAAGCGGCCGATCGGCGACATGAACGTCCTTGCGGAACTGCGGATAGACCGGCTGGCCGTCGATGTCGATCGCCGAGCGGTTCATCAGGTTGGCGTCGATCCAGGCCTTGGTCTGGCCGCCGATTTTTTCCAGATAGAAATTGGCCGGCAGATGTTTCAGGTTCTCGGCCTCGGGGTTTTGCCGGTAGCCGAGAATGCGGCCCTTGTCGTCGATGTCCTCAAGCAGTCCCGGCGGCTGTACGTAGAACGTCCAAGTGTGTGGCTTGATCAGCGCCCGGCGCTGGTCCTCGGTCATCCAATCCGGCGCGCTGAGATCGCCCCTCATGATCGGGATCCAGTGGTCGGCCGGCGGCGCGTTGGTGTCGAGAATGAGCCCGCCCCAGGCGCAGCCGCCGTCCTTGACCGCGGGATAACGCGGCGGGCTCACCCGGCCGACCGCCTCGCGTACCACTTCAAATTGGGCAAACTGGCCCTCGTTGAACCAAATAAGTGAAGTTTCGAGCGACATGAAATAACTCTTGGCATCGGCGATGTCTTCCATTGCCATAAAAGTCACGTCCAATTCCAAGGGGCCGACCCGGACCTCGTGCAGATACGGCCGGGTCTCGTAGAAGCGGCCAAACTGATTGGCGGCGGTGCCCGGCGGAAACCAATCTTTCCAGGTCTTGATCGCGGTTTCTTCGAGCTTGGAATAAGTCTCGCGAAAGACATGGGCGCGAAACCGCTGCCGGCCGTCGGCCTGTTTCGGCTGCTCCATCGCCTGCTGAAAAATATGCAGGCAACACGCCGACGAGGTGCCGGATCCTTGCGGACCTTGGATGATTTTGACGCGGCTTTGCTTGTCGCGCATGAAGGCGCGCAGCACCGCGCCGTCAGGACGAAAAATCGGAAATCCGGTTTGTGGATCGCGCTCGATCAATTGCTTTTTTCATTTCATCCGCGCGTGCGGTGCTTTCATGCGGACCGGGCCCCAACTGTCATTGCGCCGATCGGATGTTTTTTGGGCGCGATATTCCGGCTTGGTTTTGCTGGCCCGCTTCTCCGACAGCATGATCGCGATTGCCTGCTTCTGGCTTTTGACCTTCGGGCCGCCTGGGCCGCCGGAGCGCAGCGTGCCGGCCTTCCATTTGTGCATCACCTCAGTGTACGGCATTTATTTCATCCGGGCGTGCGGTTCCTGCATCATGATCGGGCGCCAAGCATCATTGCGGCGATCATCCGACTTGCCGTTTTTGCCGATGCCGGGATACTTGCGATGCACCGCGGCGCGGACCTTGGCTTTCTCCTCGCTCGTGCCGTGTTGCGAGACCCGCGCCAACGCGTTCCTGGCGTGTGAGGCGTCCTCGATCGGATAGCGCCGGCCCGGCAGCGCGAAGTTTGAACCGGAAATCTTGTTGCGGGCCGCGGCGGTGAGCTTCGCCATCACCCCTCCTCGCGCTCGCCGCTTTCCTCGCGGGTGTCGACCGCGCGCTCGGCCTTAACGAGCCGCTCGCCCTCGGCCTTCTCGCCGCGTTTGGTCACTAACAGCACCGGAATTTTGCCGGCCGCCGGATCGACGCCGTAGCATTTGCGCCGCCCGGTCATGTGATACTGCGCCCGCGGGCTCATCTCTGCCATGACGTTCACCCGTTATTTGCGGCGCTGCCGGTATAGACCCAAGTGGCGACGACAACGCCCTTGTCGCCGATCACGTTGCCCGAACTCGCAACCTTCAGCGAGCGGCATTGTTGCGCGGCCAGCATGCAGGCGCGATCGATCAATTGCACTTCGGCACGCTTGGTGTCGTTCGTCAGATCATTAACGGTGAGCACAAAAAGCGACATTGCGGCGGCTCCCCTTTAGACTTTCCGCTTGAGCTTGGCGCGCCGCGGTTTTTTCCGCAACACACCGGGTTTTACTTGCGCAGTTGATCGGGGCAATAGATACCATTGGCCGGATCCCAACCATCGCCGCACCAATCCGTTGCATTGACTTGCGGCCAATTGCTCTCGCTGGTGTTCGGGTCGCTGCCCGGCGAATTGTGGTGACAAAAATAATTAGCGCCGGTCTGCCGAACAAAAAAACAGTTCGAACATTGCGCCGCCATCGCCTGCGTTGTCACAACCGGCGCCGGCGCGACGGCCTTCGCCGTTTTTTTCTTCGGCGCTTTGTTCTTCGCCTGCTTCGCCATTGCGTGACCTTAGTGCCCCGCTCCCGCCATCACCCCTTCCCAAGGGTTACAAGCCAACGAGAGCGGGGCTATTCCCGGCCGTCGTGTCGCGGCACGGGAACCTAATCCCACCAGATCACGATCAGCCCGAGCGCCGCAAAGACGCCGCCAAACACCATCAGGTCAAGCATCCTTGTGCTCGTCCTTTGATCGCCGCAATGCCTTCGGCAAAAATTCGGCAATCTCCATCTCGACCGTGCCCGGCGAAACATCGCCGCCGTTGGTCTGCATGGTGTTGACCAGCGCATCACGATAGCCGGCCATGAACTCGTGGGCCTTCTGCACCTCGAACGTGATCATCGACAACACGTCCTGAAACGCCGTCAAATGCCGCATCGATTGATTGAGGTGATACACCGCCTTGTCGAACTTCGAGTCAAATTGCTGCTTGCCTTGCTCCTGGCCC